TCGGTCAGCAGCAATGCCAGCGGCCAGGTGACGGGCTTCATCCCGACCTCGACATCGGGTTCATGGTTTGAGTATGACCTCACAAAGGCCACATCAAGCATGACCGAAACCATCACCGCATCAAGCGAAAATGGGACCATCTTCTACGCCCCTGAAGTAACATTTACCATCAACAAATTGCAGACCACCGTCCGCAACGAACTGCTCCTGCTCGCAAGGGCAAGGGTCTATGTCATCGTGCAGGACAACAACGACCAATACTGGTTCCTTGGGGCTGCAAACGGGTTGGAGATGACCGCTGGAACGGCGGGAACTGGGACTGCATTCGGTGACCGTAGCGGCTACGAAATCACGCTTTCGGGCATGGAGCCGAACTCTATGCTGAACATCGCTACCACGGTATTTGCAGTTAGCACGGCGCAAATAGCGGGCGGGTAACTATCTTTGACCTGCGGGTTCTCATACGCCCGCAATGGTTTAGTGGTCTGGGCCATCTCGCAAGGGGTGGCCCTTTTTTTTGTACCTTTGGGCATGAGAATTTGCATCGTTTACAACGCTCACCCAACGGGGTGTTCTTTCTACCGCTTGGAGATGCCAAACGCCTACCTTGGCGACAACTACACGGAGTTCGATTATGTCTGCGTGGACAACATCGCCAATGTCAAGGATGAAGACCTAAAGACGGTCGATGTGTGGCTTTTCAATCGTCTTTGGTGTCAAGGTACCTTGGGGCAAATTCGTAAGGTTTACGAGGCTCTGACGGCCTTTGGGGCGAAGGTAATCTTGGACCTTGATGACTACTGGGTGCTGGAATCGGGCCACATCATGTATCGGCACTATTTGTCCACCAAACTTGACGAGCAAATCCGAGAACACATCCGCTTGGCCGACCATGTGACCACGACCACGGAACACTTGGCGCAGAAGATTCGCCTGCTGAACAAGGCCGTTACCATCCTGCCGAATGAGCCGTACGAAGCATATCAGCAGTACCTCCCTGACACAACGGCCGAACCCGAACCGCACCTGTTCAAGATTGGCTGGTTCGGAGGGGCGCAGCATCAGGAGGACATTGCACTCGTGGAGCATTCGTTTTCCCTGCTGGCCCATGACCGTTCCCTTGACGGCCGTTACAAAATCTACCTTGGCGGGTGGAACGATGGGAACGCCGTTTACGATGACTACGAGCGGATGCTATCGTGCAGGGGGTTAAACAAGAACTACGGACGCATCCAAGCGGCGGACATCTACTCCTATGTGGGCGGCTACAACTTCATCAACGCCACTATCGCCCCGCTCCGAGATACCAAGTTCAACCGCCTCAAATCGGAGTTGAAAGTCGTTGAAGCAGGCTGGATGGGCAAGGCGATAATCGCATCCGAAACCATCCCCTACACCGACATAATCACGCACGGCCACAACGGGTTGCTCATACCCTACGGCAAGAAAGACGCTTGGTATAAGGCGGTGAGGAAGTTTGTGAACGAACCCGACTACGCCAAGGGGCTTGCCATGCAGTTGTCCAAGGATGTAAGGGAGCGGTTTGACATAACCAAGACCGCCGAGCGCAGGGCCGAACTCTACCGAAGCATCGGGCGCAAATTGTGAAATTCGGGCGCATCCTACATTTAGGGATAGCGTGATTTACCTATCCCCCAATTCTACCAACACCATCGTCGTCACTTGGACGCAGCGGGCCTCATCGGGGGACCGTTACATCTTGCGGCTCACGAACATCGCCAAGAACGCCACGACTGACTTCACCCTGCTGAAATCGGCCAACCTTTCTTCCTACACGAACCGCTATGACAAATTTTCGCTTACCGTGGGGTCGCTTGAAACAGGCTCGTATCGTTATGAAGTTTACGATACCAGTAGCACGGTTGGTGCAGCCGTTGCGGTGGTTGAAACGGGCTTGGCTTATGTCCAAGTAGTTTCGCTCACCTTCAACACCTTCGCCAATTCCATCCAGTACACCGTCTTCGGTTCGTCCGATGAGCGAGTGTTTGATTCCACCTTTGACCAATCCTTCGCATGAGCGTACAAACCCGCAGTCAGTTGGTAGCATCTGCTGCCACCATCACATCCGAAACCGCCGCAGGAGCGAACACCGCCGCCCGTGTGGGTGGACTATTCGATGACCTTGCCGATACCGCCACCTTGGACCGAGAGCGTGGCGTGGCCAACCTGTACCTGGACGAATCCAAGAATTTCACCCCGACCCAAGGGCAAGCCGTCAAGTTGACAACCCCGCTAAAATCGGGGCTGCTTTCAACCTACAACTTTTCACGCACAACCACCGCCATCACCTACACGGGGACAACGAGTGCGGCCTTGCGGGTGTCGGCAAGCATGGTGTTCTCGCAGGGGAACGGCAACCAAATAATCATCTACATCGCCAAGAACGGAACCATCATTCCGCAGTCCATGACCGACATTACCACGGGCCACAACAACGGCCATGCGGTTACGATTGAAGCCGTTCTGCAAGGTGCGCTGAACGACGAGTTCACCATCTACATCAACGCCGTGAACGATGGCGGTGCTATCACGATTTCGGCCCTCAACTTCACCGTACATACACTATGAGCAGCGTCAAACAATCGTTCACCCAATGGTTGGGTATTGAACACAAGGTCCCCGTGATGCTTGAAAATAAAGCGGGCAAGTACATCACTTATGGGGCGTTGAACGAGTACCCCTACTATCTGCTGGACAACTACCGCCGCAGTTCAAAGCACAACGCTATCGTCAACGGGAAGGTCAACTATATCGTGGGCGGTGGATGGCAACCTGGGGAGAAGATGACGGTTGAGCAGCAGGCCCGCTACGCCAAGTTTTTTGACGGGTTGAGTGAGCATGACGACCTCAACGACATCACCGAGAAACTCGTCCTTGACTTGGAACTATTTAACGGGTTTGCGGTTGCGGTGACATGGAACAAAATGGGAACCATCGCCAAGATGGAACACATTCCCTTTGAAAAGATTCGTGTTGACAAGGACGAGCGGATGTTCCAAGTCGCTGACTGGTACGACGATGCCATGATTCAACTCTACCCCAAGATTGGCGATGTAGAGAAAATCCCCGCCTTTGATGCAGACAACCGCATCGGCAAGCAACTGTTCTATTACAGGGTCTATGCTGCAGGCGTGAAGTCCTATCCTTTACCCGAATACATGGGGGGATTGGCGTGGATAGAAGCCGATGTGCAGGTGGCCAACTTCCACAACAACAACCTGCGGAACAACTTTTGGGGCGGGTACTTGATAAACTTCAACAACGGCATCCCGACACCCGAAGAACAAGGCGACATTGAGCGGCAGATTAAACGCAAGTTTTCGGGGACCGACAATGCGGGCCGCTTTGTTGTGACCTTCAACGACGATGTATCCAAGGCTCCAACCTTGGAACCGCTCACCCCGTCCGATATGGACAAGCAGTTTGAAATTCTCAACAAGGCCATCCAGTCCGAAATCTTTATTTCGCACCGTGTCGTGAACCCCATGCTCTTTGGTGTGAAGACCGAAGGCCAACTGGGAGGGCGGCAGGAACTGGTGGAGGCGTACGAACTATTCAAAGCGACTTATGTGAACGACCGAGTGCGGAAAGTGGAACGGATGATAAACTATTTGGGTTCGTTCAACGGCGTGGAAGGGATGGAGTTGATTCCCGTGGAGCCCATTACCGAGCGATTGAGTGAGCAAACCCTGCTGACCATCATGACCCCCGAAGAACTGCGGGAAAAAGCGGGCCTCCCTGCGTTGGAGAAGCAACCCGCCGATGTGGTGGGCCCCAATCCCCAACCCGACGAGGTTCCGCAAGCCCCCACCATGATGGGCAACGACAACATCAAGAAACTATCGGGCCGTGAGTACCAAAACCTCATGCGAATCGTCCGCCACTATGCCCAAGAAAAAATCACGCTTGAAATGGCCCGCACGATGCTATCCGCTGGATTCGGGTTGACGGCCGAAGAAGTCAACACCCTGCTCGGTGTGCAGGAGCAGGCGTTCAGCGAGCCTACATGGGGCGAGGAGGACGACGAGGACTACGGATGGGGCGAGGAAGAATTCAAGGTCTTAGAGGTGGTCGCAAGCAAGTTTGGGAGTAGCAGCGACGACTATGTTGTCATGCACTCCAAGCCAATGCGGTTTGACACCGACTTAGACGACCAAGTGCGTCAAGCCTTCGCTGAACTTGGCGAGGAAGAAAAGGAACTGGATTCAAAGATTGAAGCCTACCGCAAGAAGAATCGGGACGCAAGCGTGGAAGAAATGGCCAAGGAGTTCGGGGTCAGCAAAGCGAAAGTCGCCAAGCGTGTGGCGTACTTGATTACAAAAGACCGTTACCCCATCGCAAGGGCCGTGGACCAAATCGCCGAGCAGGGCTTGCCCAAAAACATCAAGGAAGTGGCCGAACCCGTGCTGGAGGTGAGATACAAATACTCTTGGGCCGCAGGGTTCAGCAACAAGGATAAGAAGACCAGCCGTGAGTTTTGCAAGGTCATGCTGGACCTCGCTGACCAAGGCAAGGTTTACACTCGTGACGACATCAACGGCATCAGTAACATCATGGGCTACTCCGTTTGGAACCGCCGTGGGGGTTGGTATCACACAGCCAGCGGAGTGAACCGCCCCCAATGCCGCCATGTATGGGAGCAGCAACTCGTCATCCGCAAAGGCAATAAAATCACAAAGGCATGAAGGCACTCTTTATCAGCGAACAAACCCTGCTGGACAACTCCGTAATCAACGAGAATGTATCGTTCACGCAGATACGGCCCACCATCGTGAAGGTCCAAGAGATGCGGATCCAACCAATAGTCGGTTCGGCCCTGTACTCGGAAATGGTGACGCAAGTTGTGAGCGGTACGACTACGGCCTTGAACACGACGCTCTTGGAGGACTACATCCAGCCCGCCATGGTGCAATGGCTCTACTACGAGTTGCCCATGGTGCTTGCCTTTAAGTACATGAACAAAGGAATGGTCCGCAGAACCAGCGAAGAATCCAGCCAAATGAGCATGGACGAAATCACCCGCTTGACGGACAAAGTGAAGAACGATGCGGAGTGGTACTCCGAAAGGATTACCCGCTACCTCATGGAGCAGAAGGCGAACTACCCGCTATTCAACTCCCCGCCATCGGCGTTGGACACCATCTACCCGAACGGGACCAATTACAACACGGGGATGGCCTTGGATGCTCGGACCCTGCGCCGTGGTGCTGGACTTGACCGCCCGTGGCCCTATGACCCTTACTGCTCCAACTGCTGAAACCTATGGGAGCGCACTCAAAAAATATTCTGAAATTACAGGCTTATGTCATGGATAAAAATCAAGCAAGCACTCCTTGCGCTTGCAAATGCCCACCCGCAGGTCAACTCCTTCGGGACGGGCGACCCGCTTGCAATCGGGACCGACAACACGATAAACCTGCGCACCCCAAGCCGTGAGCGAATCGTCTATCCGCTCGTGTTTGCGGATGTTCAGTCAGCGAGTACGGACTTGGGCAGTTTGGCTCTTACTGTGGGTGTCTATTTTTCTGACCGAGTGGAATCCATTGCCACGATGGGCGGCGTGGTTTCGGGCAGTCCGACGCTCGGTTGGCAGGATAACGAAGACGAGGTTTTGAGTGACCAACTACAAATCGCACAGGACTTCATTTCAGCCCTTACAAACGACCCGACGCAAGAGTGGACGCTAAGTACCAGCGTGTCCTTGACGAGGTTTGTAGAGAGCCGTGACGACCGCACGGCGGGGTGGGTGGCTACCTTGTCATTCCAACTGCCGTACTCTCACTCCGTTTGTGAAATTCCTTCATAAGATACATTTACCCTTACAAGCAACCCAAACAAAATGCCAACTCCAATCTTACAACAAATGCTCGGACAGGGCGGTACTTGCGAACTGATTGATTCAGGTGCAGCCGCAACGGGCAAGAACTACGACTTTCTTGTCGTCAATTCAGCCGCAACGATGACCACCCTAACGGGTACAGGCAGCGAGAACCTGCTGACCGCTTACAACTTTTCGACCAAATCCATCTCCGCAGGCATCGTGATTTGCGGTCGCAACGGCGGCAAGATTACGGCGGTAACGGTTTCGGTTGGTAGCGTCATCGGTTACACCTTCCTCTAACCATGCTGATAGGCTACGGCTACGGCTACCCTCGCTCCATGGTGATGGGCAAGACCCCCGCAGAACTTGCGTGGGCTGCCTTCAACGCCCGTGCTACGACCGACGGGGCAGCAGCGGCAGAAGCCGCCGTCAACGGTTGCCTGCAAGCCCGATTTGCCGTAATATTCAATTTCTAATATGCCCACGCCTTCACTACTCATAGTCCCCGCCCGATTCAAAACGGGGCGGTTGTATTCGCAAATACCTGTACCCGTAGCCCCAGCGACAACGGGGGCGGGAGATTTCACCGTTACCCGCAACACGACTGCGACGAGGCTGAACTCGGCAGGAGCGATTGAATCCGTTGCATCGGGCATCCCACGCTTGGACTATTCGGTCAGCGGATTTGTCACGGGGTGTCCTGCGCTTTTGGTAGAACCCGCTGCGACCAATGAAATCCGCAACAACTCAAACACGAATGCGGTCACGGGAACACCTGGAACTTTGCCGACAAACTGGAGCGAAACTTTGGCGGGACTGACCCGCAGCGTTATTGCCCTTGGTGCTGAAAATGGCGTTCAGTATATTGACATAAGGTTTAGCGGAACTGCAAACACAACAGAAGCCCTCATAAATTTTGAATCCCCCACTCAAACTGTTGCGGCTACTGGCCAAGTGTGGACCAATAGTTGTTTTTTAAAGTCAATTTCAGCACCAGCCCCGTACACAGGTTTGCGCCTTAGCATCGTGGAGCGAACAAATACTGGCACTTTTGTTGCATCGGGTAACAGCCCCGACCTAACGCTAACATCCACTTTGAACCGATTTTCGTTCAATAGAACATTATCGGGGACAGGAACTCAAAGGGTGCAGCCCCGCATCTCTTTTGGGTTGGTAAGCGGAACGGCTTACAACTTTATCGTCCGCATCGGTTATCCGCAGATGGAGTTGGGTTCGGTAGCCACATCAGTCATCCCCACCACCACAGGCACGGGAAGCCGAAGCGCAGATGTCATCTCCGTGAGCGGAGCGGTCAGCGGGTCCATCGGGCAGACGGCTGGAACTATTTATTGTGAGTTTGCCTTTCTTGGCACGCCAACGGCAAGGAGCGGGCCGATTTACTTGAGGCAAGCCGCATCAAGAGGAATGGGTATTAATTTTTCCCCTTCAGATTCCCCAACGGGTATTTCCTTTATTTCAAGAAATGATGGAGGCTCAACGGTTTTAACCATTGTTTCGGGGGCATTGCAACTTGGAACATTTTACAAGGTTGCTATCGGTTACGATGCAGCAGGCACGGCGGTAGGAGGCTCTCAAGCCAGCGGTGTCGTCGCTTATGTCAACGGAGTGCAAACCGCTATCGGTACACTTCGGGTCCCCGATGCCGCAGGGTTGACGGAGTTTAGAATGTACGCAGCAAGTGCGGGTTCGGACACGGAGGCATTTAATGGACGCATCCGTGCCGCCGCCCTCTACACCACCCGCCT